CTCAGCTGGATCTGATACTGTTTTCCTTAAAAGCTGTGGCAACTCAAAACTGTGCCAGCTCCAATTCCAATTAGTACTATTAATTAGAATGTAGCCCGTTTCAACCTTGTTTCGATGAAAAGAAGTAGTCATTGGGCTACCTGGATACACTATATTTCTCTGACAATTACTATGTGCGTGAAGATCGCCTGCAAAAACCACTGGAAAACGATTGAAGAGATCAAGATCTACTTCAGGTTTAACGTGGGGAGGCACCTCTCCGCGCACATGAGTAAAAATCGGAATATCACTCGGAAAAAAGTTATGCCAATCTTTTTTGTGTAAGTGACAGTATGGAAGTATTCCCATACCATATTCATCAAAAACGACTGGTGTAGTTATAACTTTTACTTTGCTATTCAAGTTATGAGTAACATCAGCCAGCTGATCAAAGAATGTCTTGTTTTTTTGAGTTGCTTCATGGTTTCCGTCAAAAACAATAGTTTTTACACTACAAGACTTTACCCATTCAAAGTAAAGCTCCAACTCTTCCATCGTAGGTATTCGATCAAATATATCTCCACCTACAATATGCAAGTGAATATTTCTTGTTTGTTCGATTTCCCACAGGTCATCAAAAAATTTTAAGTAACGTTCTTTGGCCCACTTAACTGGAACATTCTTCTGTCCCAGCTTTATGTGCCAGTCAGCTGTAAATAGAATCATGCAAATTCTGCTTCTAGTTCTTCATCAACATTTGCGCTGCTTCCTCGTACACGATCGAGCAACTCTTTTTGTGCATCGGGAGTAGGACGAGGCATAACATCATCCATAGATTTCAACTCAGAGACTAACTCTTTTTCTGTTTCATCTAACTCTCTGTGCTTGCATTTTAGCACTTGCAACTGATACTCTACATTGTAGGGAAGAGGACCAGTTTTTACTCGCTTGAACTTTACATCCCAGCCAGTTTCGGGATCAGTTGGATCACCTAAATCTTCTGCAGCAGTAATAATCTGCTCCCAAAGCTTTTTCTTTAGATTTACAACTTTTACAACACCGTTATCGATGCATTGAGTTGCGTAGCTCCAACCACATTTTAGATCAGGATAGTATTCACGTACCCAATCTTTGTCTTTATTATTAAAAGTCTCAAGGTTTCTGTCAAAAGAAAGACATTCTAAAGGAATATCTTTTTCATTCTCGCCCTTTATCCAGTATACGTATCTCGCAAGAATATCGCCTACAAGACGAAACTGATTATCTCCATCGCGGTACTGAAAACTGCTGATGGAATTTTTTTGGGCAGAGCCCTTGTGTTGATTAAATTTTATAGCCATTAGTGTATCTCCATTGGATTAACTTCTTCATATTTAAAATGAATACAATCTTTTTCAATACGAAGTAGTCTGTTGTCGTTAATTAAATCAAGTTCAACTGGAACGTGTTGTAAATCCAGCGTCACTTTTTGCGTATTAAAGTATTCTGCCACACTTCGAATAGATGCAAGAGAATAATAAATTGCAACATCTCTATAATCATAGCGAAAAGCATTAAGCAATAACATATCAGGGTGAACTAAAAAACTGTCACCTTGAAAATTTATTGCAGAATACTTGTAGATTGGATCTTTTTTACTCGTAGGCACTTGTTTTGCGATTATCATTTGCATAATTAAATTGCAATTTCTAATATTACCTTCTGCCGTTTTGTAAACTTTTCCCCAGTCAAATAATAACATATATTATACCAAAATTTCATCATCTTTGTCAAGAAGTATTTTTTAAATGTACCTTGTCTCCCAGCCTTGTTTCATATAGTATCCCATACGATTAGAGGCCTGTCTTGTAGCAGTATTTCCTTTGAGATGTATGTCAAGAATTACGGGGCTAATTTTACCTTCTTTTTCTCGAATTACTCGACCGATAAGCTGTGTGAGTAAGGGTTCATTGTTAATGGGTGTTCCAAGTATAAGACAGCTCAAGCTATCCAGTGAAATGCCTTCTGAGAAGATAGATTGAGTACCATACAGTACATTTTTATCTCCGTATGTAATTTCATCCAAAAGTGCTTCACGCTCTTCATGAGGCACCTCTCCCGTAACACAAACTGCTTTATCCCCTGTCAGCTCTGCACAAGATTTTAGAAAGCTTACTCTATCGCTGACTACTAATACTTTGTGCCCTCTTGCCGCGTAGGCGGCTGACAGCATAGCAACACTGTGCTTATACTCATCATTTGTTGCTAGATTTGTAACTTTGTTTGCCCATGGTGTTTTGCTTCCATCCATAAAACGTATGTCTGATGGTACAATATGAATTGTAGGAGTCATATAGTTTTCTTTTGGTGGTTTTAAGACAGTGGAACCAAAATAATCGCGAAATACAACGTGTTTCCCATCTTTTCGCTCAATAGTTCCAGATAAACCGATTTTGTATCGAGAATAGCAAGCGTCAATAACGCGATTAAAGGTAGGGCTGCTAACATGATGCATTTCGTCGAGGATGATTGTTCCAAACTCTTTTCGTATCTTCGGAATATTACGATACAAAGTTTGAGTATTCCCAACAACAATAGGGCTATCAATATTCCACATGCCACTCCCAATAATCCCACTTTTAATTCCATATACCTTCTCCACTTCTTTTGCCCATTGATTTCGTAGCGGTATTGTATGTGTAATGATTAATGTTTTTTGTCCGAGCTTGCCTGCAATCGCTAATCCAGTAAAAGTTTTACCCCAACTAACCCACGCATTAATAATTGCATTATCATCAATAACATCATAAACTTCTTGTTGACTCGGTCGTAATTTGTATTTAAACTCTGGAAATTCTACAGGAACAGTTGTTCGTTTATCAACTATAAAATAATTTTTGGGAATCAAATCAATTCTGCCAATCGGTATTGAAATTAAATCCTCACGAATCACTGCCATATTTGATATTACCTGTGGCGGATCAGCAGGATTGTGACTAGGAATTAAATACGTGAGTTCTTTGTCAATACTTTGTTTCATTGATGAAGTACATTGTAGATAAATACGATTGCTAATTACTGCTTTCATGCAAGTGTTTCTTTTGCAATTATATAATTTTTAACAAATTCACTTCTTACTACGTCTTTTACTCCAAACTCAATAAAGTCAAACTCTTGCATATATTCAAGAATTGCTAGAAAATCTCCCATTCCATTTGTTTTTAAATCAGACTGACTAAAGTCTCCACTAAAAATGATTCTACAATTTCTACCAACTCTTGTAATTAATGAGTCGAGTTCATGAAAAGTCATATTTTGACATTCATCAATTACTATCACTGCGTCTCGTAATGTAATTCCACGAAGATATGAAGTTGTCATAAAGTGTACTATATTTTTTGTTTTAAGAATTTGGTATGCGTCTCCGCGTTGAAATATATCTGTAGCAATATCTTTATAAGGTTCTTCATATACAGATGTTTTTTCTGTAAGTGTTCCGGGCAGAAAGCCGATGTCTCTTGTGGGAACTGCACTTCGTATAATAATAAGTTTTTCATAAAGTCCTTTTGCCATATCATCATATGCTAGAAAGCACCCAACAAAAGTTTTACCTGTTCCTGCGCACCCGTAGAGCACTAAATTTTTATCTGATTCAAATGCACGTACTTGCTGTGCTGTTAATGGATCTATTTCTGATATTTCTAAGCCAGATCCATTTATGGTTTTTGATCGTTTTCCCATTAAATTTTTCTCTTGGTATCTTTGAGCTTTGTAGCCGAGTACTCGTACAATAACCAAGGCTGCTCATATAAATATAAAACTCCAGCATAAAGCATTTCTTCTTCTGGAGGGCGGGGTATAGTAAAAGGAACTCTGCACTTCTCAATAAACAGTAAAGAAGAATTGTCTTTTTTCTTTATCTCTTTTATTTTTCTATATAATAGTTGTGCATACTTTGTCTTTTCGTATGTAAATAATACTCCTTTACTATCTATAAAACTATTTCTAGCTTGTTTTAGTATTCCTGTGTGATTAATTACTCCTCTTTTTAACTGATATAAGTTTTTAAAAGGAGTAAGTAATCTTCTTTTTCCAAGAGTATTTGCAATTATATTCCTATCGTCAAGTACTAAACCGTCTAAATAAACTAAACCGTCTTGTACGCTCCAATTATCTGATCCTAATACAAATACAGGAAAAGTAATTTTATTAATTGTTTGAAAAGTAACTACCATATTCTTTTTCAAACTTACCCATTGAGTAGTCATCGCCTACATCAAAGTCACAGCCTATTGCTGCTCCTGGTATGCTCAATCCTCTGTCTTTCTGTACATATTCTTCTAGCATTGAAGAGTATGTGTCCACTTCTTCTTCTGGAACTTCGGCAAGAATTGAATCATGCACTAAAGCAAATATTCTAGCTTTAGAATCATTGTTTTTAATCCAACGATTCATTTCGATGGCACCGAATAAATTAACATCAGAAGCACTGGACTGTACCAGAAAATTGAGACCAGAACGAATGCTATGACTCGCGACGCCTTTGTCCGTGCTTTTGACATTTGGTAATCTCCGTTTTCTTCCAAAGTAACTGTAAACAAATCCATTCTGTTGAATAAAATTTTGATTTTTTTCTATCCATGACTTTAGTTTATGGAATGTACTAAAGTACTCATTAATTACTTCGGAGGCTTCTCTCTTACTGAATAATTTTCCTGAATCTTTTGTAACTTGTTCACTGATTTTTGCAGGACCAGCTCCATACATAATACCGAATGTTACCGCTTTGGCGGCCTGTCGTCTATCAGTGTATAGTTCTGCTACATCTTCAACAGCACAGGGTAGTTTAAATACTTTCTTAGCAATTGTACTATGAAAGTTTCCTCCTGACTGAAAGACTTCCTGCAGAGCTTTGTCCTGCGCGAGTACTGCAGCGACATAAACTTCTGCAGTTGTTAAATCCATTGCCACAATCTTGTGACCCTTTCTTGCTTTAATACAACCTTTTACAATGGGGTTATCCCTAGGAAGCTGTTGCATATTAAGTTTACCGCTAGAAGAAAGCCTACCACTAGTAGTGCCATGAAGGTTAAAACCTGTACGCAGGCAAGAATCTCTATCCAACTGTGGTATGATCTTATCGAGGTATGTATTTTTGATCTTGGATTTCTTACGAATTTCCATGATAAGCTTTGGAACAGGCGATTGCGTTGCCAGTTGCTCCAATGACTCTGCATCGGTACTATCAGCTCCCGTTCCTGTTTTCTTGCCAGTAGGTGTAAGCCCAAGGAAGTCAAAGAAAAGCTGGCGAAGCTGAAGAGTGCTGTTAGGATTAAAATCTTTTCCATTTATCTTCTCGAATTGTTTTACTTCTGGAAAGGTGTATAGCTCTTGTATTGCATTGTCAATATCATCCTGCATTACTTCTTGAGCAACAAGTAATCGAGTACGATCGAAAGGAACACCATTATCTTGTACGTCTAGTAAGAACTCTGTTCCTGGTATCAATAACTCATCATACACTTTTGCAAGTTTTAAGTTTTGTTTTATTTTTATAAACTTTTCGTACAATAAATATGTACATACTGCATCCATTGCAGCATATGTTTTCATTACATCAAAAGGAATCATATCCCAAGTAAATTGGTCTTTTACCATTCCATGCCTTCTTCTGTAATCGTCTATCCACTCATACATAGGCTTTTCATAATCACCATAAGGTGTGTACTTTATAGCCAATTGTTTTAAACCATGAGTTCCTGGATTTTCATCTATAAGATAGTGTAGTAACATTGTATCTTCAAATCGTGGAAACTTGAAGTTAAAATGATACTCAAACATTGCAATATCAAACTTAGAGTTATGAAATATTACAATCGTTTGATCGAATAATGTTTGTAATAATACTTCTGTTTCTTCATTAAAGCAGTCAGTATCTATATAAACACCATTCTTCCCATCATAAGACAAAGAAATACCAATGATATGCCCATCTCTAGGCCATAACCCCGTAGTTTCTGAGTCGAGTCCGATGTACTGAGGTCTAGCACTAATGCAAGTGCTTAACCACTCATTTGCCTCTTCTGTATCTTGTATACCAACTGCCATCTCAGGTGTTATGGTAGCATCTTCTTTTTCACCAGAAATATACTGTATAATACTTTTTTTCGATTCTTCCCACGCAGGTTTTGCTTCTGGTTTGAAAGCAAGCATTGATGGATTTATTACAGGTAAAAACTTACCGTCTAATACCTTTCCAGTATATTGTGTTACTGATGTTATTTTAGTATAATATTTTGTGGCATCACTGCCTACAAGTATGACCCAGTCATATTCGTCTGGATTCATCTCAATATCGACATCTCTCTTTAACACTTTTTTGATCTTCGGATCAGAACATAGTTGAAAGACATCAAAATCAACTTTGTTTTCAAATAAATTTTTATAGTCAGTTTGACTTCTTTTCGTCTCTACTAATGCGACGTTAGGCATATAATTGTCTCCTCAGTTTATGAACTTGAGTTTCGGTAAGTGCTCCAGGATCTTTGTCTGTGTTCTTCAAAGTTAGTATCCTAGCTGAAAGTCCAGTACTTTCACACAGTTCTTGTACTTTTTTAGCTCCATTTTGTCCAGCGGCATCACTATCAAAGAATATATCAATATGATTTACTCCCGATATTTTAAACAAAGCTAATTTTTCTACCGTTACGTTTGATACTCCAAAACAGCAAACGGCATTTGTGATATTTTTATCATATAGATTTAGCATATCAAAGATGCCTTCTACTAATACTAATGAGCCATTAATCGGTTTTGCATTCATTGGAAACAGGGGCATCTTTGCTCCTGGTGGTGAAATTAAATATTTAGGTATTCCAGTACTAGTATGCCTTCCATTAAATGCAACAATCTTTCCTGTTATGTCTCGAATAGGAAAGTTAATTCGTGATATAAAATCTTTATCGGCATGTAAAAATGCTTCAAACTTTTTATAGGTTGAACTTTTAATATTTCGCCATTCACCTTCATACGGCTCAATATTTTTTGGTAAAACCAGACCCATACGTTCCGCCATCTTCTGTTTAAGTAACGTCTTAAGTTTCTCTCTGCGTAGTTGTAGCTGGTCTGGTTTTTCTCCAAAATGTGTAAATATATTGCCTCTATGCCCACAAGAAAAACAATGAAAGCGACCATCAATTCGATGTACTCTCATCGATGGATTGCTATCATCATGCTCTGGATTCAGACATTGTATAACATAGTCTTTACCTTTCGCGAGAAAATATATATTCTTCTCTGTCAATAAATCTTCTACGTTCATCTGCCAATGTCTTTAATATTTTCTTTTCCAATAACTTGATACGCACCCTTATTGTAAGCTGGAGCCACAGTATATACGCTTGATGAAGCATATGTTGTATCTTTTTTAGCTGTCTCATCTTCTCTCGGTTCTCCAAGCGGAGCCGAAGGGTACTCTTCTTTTGCTTCTCTGTAAACTGACTTTTTTCCTGAGGTTTGCCAATTCCATATTTGTCTTCGTCTTGTTTGCCATGCTCTTTTCACTTTTCTTCCACTCGTTGTGTAGTTCATACTACCTTGTATAATCATCAATAAGTTCCTTGATTTTTTAAGTTTTCATAGAGTATTATACTAAATTATTATGAAGATGTCAAGAACTATTTTTAGACATCATAGATACTTTCGTCGCTCTGCCCTGCTTCTACCTCTTTGGGATTTAACACAGTTGCTGGTCCAATCTTTAGAGTTTCCCAGTCCATGCTAGAGGTAAAGGAACGCTCAGCAGCAGATCTCATCTTGACACAATCTAAAGTAAAGCATGCGTCTTCCTGTGTCCACGCATTGATTGTGTAAGCGGCATCTGCGGCATCGAGTATTCCTTTTGCAAATCTAGCTTCTCCTGTTGCATCTGTTTGATACGGAGAGAATACAGTAGTTTTATATTCTTGTGCCATAGATTTTAGTGCTTTACTTACTTCTATTTGCTCTGTCCAATCATATTGTCCTGCGCGAGAAGGCCCAGTTCCTCTTCGTACCTGATTGATATAGTCAACAACAACTACGCCTACGTTGCCGTCTTCTTTTATCTTTTTATCAAGCTCTGCTTGAATCTTTGGTATTGTAAGAACTGGGTCATAAACAACATCAAGTTGATTACCTACTTTCAAGTCTAGCTTTGATACTTCATCATGAAACTTCTCAAAACTTCGTTCTTTCTTGTAGTTTTGCAAAGCGTCTTGCGAATCTAAGAATCGATTCGCCCACCACGTTGCAACTCTCTCCCACTCAAGATTATCAATATTTTTAGTGCGCAGGCGTGAGTACGGTACTCCTGTTGCTATTGAACAGCACCGTTGTAGAATTGATCGACTATCCATCTCTATTGTAAAATAAATTGCAGACTTACCAGACTCGTATACAGTAGTTGCAATATTACACGAAACAATTGACTTACCAGCACCTCTCTTTCCTCCGACCATTACTAGATCAAGAGGAGAGAATTGAATATGTCTGTCGTACTCTGCATTGAGACCGAGAGGAACATACTTACTGATGTCATCATCTGTCTCGTGTAGAGTAATCTTTTGCATACTCTCAGTAGGGTCTTGTAAATCAATTTTATTTTCTACTTCTCTACCAATCTCATAGAACTTCTCAATCGCTTCTTTTGCATCTTCATGCAACATTGATGTATCAGCATAGTTATACATATTTCCTAGTAACTGGTCATGTACATATCGAGTCTTTACATAATCAAGTATTAGGGGTGCTTCTACGTCAGTATCGACTGTATCTATAAAAAATAGACGCTCAAGAGTCTTGCCGTCCTGAATTTCATACTTCAGTTCTTCTATTGTAGGAAGTTTGTGATATTTTACACAGTGTTTGTCGATCGCATCATAAAGGCTGTGGTACTCTGAACCTAATAAAAACTTGTCCGTCATGCTCCAAGTTTGAAAATCTTGGTGCATGAGGACTTGTTTTATTAGAGCACTTTCATGATTGATAGACAACGGTTATTATCCCGCTTTTGCAGCTTTAGAAGCTCCATCATAGTCAACAGCAGAAATACCACGTCGAGTTAACATTGTCTTGACACCTCTTGGAGTCTTGCCAATCTCTTCAGCGATAGACTCTACAGTCATGCCAGCAACCTCAAGACCTGCGAATGGATCTGCTGAACCATTAGTCTTGGTGTGCTCTTGTCTTGGAATAGCGTCAATGTCGCCAGAACGAAGAAGGCTAAGAGCTTTTCCACGTACTGAATTTACAGAACGTCCCATTGCATCAGCAATAGCTTCTACAAACGCTCCATCATTTACCATTGATACAAAGGTCTCTTCTTCTTCAGCAGAGTAAGTTTTTACTGACTCTTTTACTGGGGCTGGCTTGACATGGTCAGTTAGCTCCATAGAAAGGATTTTACCTTGTATTGACTTTGCAGAAAATGCGCCATCTTGATAATGCTCAGAAATTTCTGCATAAGTGTAAGTGCCTGAGTTTTCTGTTACGAAAGCCTCAAGAATTGCTTCTTGCTCAGGTGTGAAGGATCGAGTAGAAGTTGCAGATGCAAGCTCAACGTCATATCCCATTTTTCTCAACTTGCTCGAAATAGAACGAGTAGTTGTTTCTAATTCTGTAGCGGCTTCTGCTACAGTAGATTGTGAGACAGGAGTCTCATCTCCGACAAAGTTAGTCAGCGAGTCGGTTCGCTCATCGGTCCACTTAGGTAAAGTAGCCATATTTAATCTCCAATGATTTCTGAGAGGTTAGTTATAATTGTAACTCCTGACGTGCGAGCTTTTTTAACTTTCGCAGATTCTATGCCACTCTCATTAACTAGAATCGTTACATCTTTTGTTACAGTGGTTTTTACTTCGTAACCACTATCGTTTAGCACCTTAGTTGCTTCGGCTTTTGATTTATAGCTGCTCAACTTTCCAGTGATACAAACGATACCTTTGGCTGAAGTTTGTTCTGGTTTTATAAATTTCATACTTTGCGGAAATAAACTAGAATTAAAACTATTCTTCCAAGTAAGTAATGAATCCCGTGTCTTTGGCCCAATCCCTGCTAGTTCGCATCTATCCACAGTAATGTCAGAAAGAGTATCGCACACACAAGCAAGCTTGTTGGTGACGGTATTGCCAATAAGGGGTATACCCATTGCTGGGAGAAAGAGGTTAAGAGGTGCGTCATGGGATTTAGTTATCTCCTCGAATAGTTTAGTTGCAAGTTTTTCTGATTCTAATAGTTCTATGATTTCTTCTAATGTCAACTCGTACAATTCATGTATTTGAGTGATACCTAGCTTACGTACTGTGGAAGGACCGAGTCCTTTTATCTTCATTTTAGAACCGAAGTTTTCAATTAATTTTAGTTGCTGTTCCACACAGTTGGTGCTTACACAATAGAGTATACCGTTTCTGTCCTCCAAAATACTGCCACAACAAGGACACTCATTTGGTGGATAGATTACGTCTTGCATTCTTCTTTCTCCGATTGTGTATACCATATTATACAGACTTTCACCTTCTGTGTCAAGAATTATTTTTTCACCCGTCATACCTACCAACAATTCTAGGTATAATTTCTCCGCTACGTATCACTCCAATTTTACACCCAAGTTCAAGTCCTAAATTTCGAATGTACTCCATATTATGTAGAGTTGCTTTGCTTATGATTGCGTGACCAATTTGTATTTGATCGAAGTGACCAACAGGACTCACAACTCCTGATTTACCAAGTTGCCACTCTACTTTTCGTAGAGTTGTAACTACAGGCTTCTGGGCTTCTTTGACTGCAAAAGAACCTCGTGGGTGGTGAGAAGTATGTCCGAGTTTATCGTAGTCTCGAAGACTGTTGATTCTCCATACTTCGCCATCAGTTGGATAAATATCTTCAAGACCGTCTTTTCGTATATCATTAAATCCAAGACGTACTAACCAATCTAGGCGATCAGTCCAAAATTTACAATGTTTCAAGCCCGGACTCTGTACATCATATGGAAAAAATGTTAGTTTTCTATTCCAGTATTCATGCTGATCTTTGAGACCAAGCGCACCCGCAGCGTAGTTTCTTGCATTTTTTATTGTTTTTGGAGCAACGAGTTCACCTGTAATTTGATAGAATCCATCAGAAAACATATTATATTCATTATTAGTTCCACGAAAGAGATGTGTAACATCTCTACCTTCAATTCCGTCTCCACGAGTCAATACGGAAAGTAACTTCTCGTTTCGGAAGGTCATTGAAATAGCCGCACCATCTAGCTTTACAGTTCTTATCCAGCCTGTTCTGTTAGAGGGTGCATCTGTGGGAGTATATTTTTGTAGAGAATACATACGGTAGGCATGAGGATACGCATCAGTTACGCTGTAACCAACAGGAGTAAAGTTATGTTCTTTTGCTAGAAAATCAAACTCTTCGTCTGAAATAATAGGATTGCCTTCATAATATTTACGAGATGCGTGTTCAAGAAAATTTTTCATATCTACCTTTTTTAATTTTATAAGAGTATTATACGAAATTTTAACTTGTTTGTCAAGAACTATTTATAGAGATCCTGAATAAGATCAGAGAAGTGCTCTTCGATTACAGCTTTGCTTTCTGCTAAAGACAGTATTTCTATTAGACCTGAAAACATTTCTCTTGAGTTTTCAAAGTCTATTGGCATAGAGACTCCTTTTGGCGTTGGCTTCCACTCTTCATCAAAGTCAAGATAGTATTCTCGAAGTGATAAATATTCTACTTCTCGAAAGGTACTAACTGTAAGTCGTATTTGTTTTTCTTTAATAGAATCATAGTGAATAACTCTAGAGTATACCTCTGGTGCGGTGTGAAGTTCCATTACACACCTCTATCATTCTTAAGTACAGAAGCAAGAGGTACAACTGTTGTAATGTTCTTAGGTTTGAGTAGACGATAAGAATCCGTATCCCAGCAAAACAGTAACAAAGTATCATTGTTTTCCTTTGTTCTGGTTTTCTTTTGCTGAATATACGGAGTAGAAAAATCTAACGTACAGACATTATATTTTAATTTCTTACTTTTTTCACTGCGATATGTTATGATCGCATCGCCATACTCATTTACAAGTTTGGCTAATTCTTCTTTTGTCACGATTAGTCCTTAGTAGTTGTGTAATAATCATTACGTTCTCTAAGAAACTAAGTTGCCTCAGCAGAAACCTGCCGAGGACTTTAACACCTATATTAGTTGCTTCTAAGTAGTCCTGCAAAGTACATTGCAGCTTTCCCAGTAAGTTTTCCGACAATATCTTCGTCGACTGCGCCTCCCATGTCGGTGATTGCAGCAGTAAGGTCTTCAACTGCAGCAGCTTTGGATACGCGTGTACCTGTACTGGTACCGCCACCATTGCTCTTTGCAGGAGTCTTTTTAATGTAAACTCCTGCTTTTGTTAGAATCATACGAACCCCGTTGGGAGATTCTCCCATGTCGTCCGCGATTTGTTTTACAATCTCCATAGAAGTTTCTGGAGTAGGATTGGCCATCTCATAACTTTCAACGGCTTCTGCTTTGCTTTCGTCTGTCCAAGGCACTTTTCGTGTCCTCCTTTTTATTGGGTTAGGATTTCCTGGACAGTTGCCCAGATAATCTAGTTGCTGTTGGTAAAATCGGTCTCCCATTTATAGCACAAGTATTAGAGTAGCAGGTGCGGGGGAACACTCAACGAGGAGTGTGAGGAAGAAAAAAATAGTTTTTTTCATTTGATTTCTCCGATTTCTGAATGTATATTATAGCGAATTTTTAACAAATTTGTCAAGAAATATTTTTCAAATCTATATTATATTGTTGCAAATGTTTTAAACTTCCGAGGTCGTATGCAAGTTCAGAGGCGTAGTATCCAGCTCCAAGATGTTGGTAATCTTCACTCGTCTCATGCACAAATATAGTGTAACATTTACTACTATATTTTTTCTGGTAATCCATTTTTGTATCTTCTTCAAGAATGGTTGCAGGTGAGTGCTTTGTTGCTGACCAAACTAGATCCCCAGACTCAAACTCAGTTGAGACGGATTGCTCTGGAAGGAAATAGACAGAGGCTCTTTCATCTTCATTTTTTCCTTTCTGCGGTACTCCGACCCCATCGATAAGGCTCCGCACGAAGGGCACACTTCGATATAGTGATGCTGCAACATCTGTAATTGGTTCTCCGCGAAGGTAAGCTCGTACTGCATCGGATATTTCATCGTTACTTGCAGGCCTTCCACGTTTCTGTGCCCTTCGTTTCTTTCTATATTCAATTTTGTCATTGTATTCCTCAATTATCTTGTCCAGCCTTGCTGGGTTATAGGATATTTTCAATATCTGACATGCTTCCTTCTTCGTAATCGGTGAGTCCTGCGTATGCATTCCTTTTAGTACTCGCGCTATATTCGCATCCGTCAAATCCTCGTAGTCCTTTTTTCTCAGTCTCTTCAATCTCAATCTCCAGTTTAAATAATAAGCAACACAAAGCATGTGCTATGTGTGATAAATTTGTTTCAGGGTCTAGTCTTTCTCCGTCCATATGTGCAAACAGATGTCGAAGAGCTGCTCCTGTATACCGTTTTTGAAGATTGTCTAGCTTTCGCCAGTTTTCTTCATCATACTTCTCTGCTCCAATTGTCAAAACCCGACTCACTTCCATCAGGGCCTTTGGTGGGAGCAGATACGCTTTCGGTTTTTTCGTATCGAATTTCTTTCCTTCTTCCACGTTCTTTTAGTCTCCACATTATTACGGCTTTTTCTTCGGCAGAATAACTTCCCCACCTTTGTATTTCAAATATTGTTCTCAAACATCCCATACACGTATCATCTTCTAACAAACAAACACCAATACATGGTGACTGATAGTTGCTCACAGCTTTTCTCCACAATGAGGACACTTATCCTCGCTTAGCTCTTCCACTAACTTTTTTAGTCTTCGAGTGTATTGCAGTTGTTTCTTCAGCCACTCTTTTCTTCGTTCGCTTGAGGGACGCTGAAGTTCCTCTTTGATCATTAGTTTTTGTTTTGCAAGTTTCTCTACAAAAACACCTTTAAAACCTTTAAATTTGACCGCCACGATACTCTTCCTCTAATAA